ATACCACCCTCACGGTGGTGCCTATGGGGCTATGGTCACTTTAGCGGCCCCTTGGGCAAATAATATCCCACTCATCAACGGAATGGGAAACTGGGGAACCTCTGTCGATGGTCCCGCCGCATCCCGCTATACCGAATGTAAGCTTTCGGCATTCACCGAAGAGTGCATCCTATCAAATTCCGACACTTGGGACCTTACTGATAACTATGATGGCTCTCTCAAAGAACCCATTGCTCTTAATGTTAGGGTGCCATTAGTCCTCCTCAACGGCCAAGAAGGCATCGGTGTGGGCTTCGCTACGAAAATACCACCCCACAACCTCTCCGAAATTTGCGACGCCGTAATCAACGGCACTCCCCTCATTCCCGACTTTCCTACCTCTTGCTACATTGTAAATGATGATGGTCTTAACAACTATAAACATACTGGCATTGGCACTATGCGCCTCCGTGCTTGTTGCGGCCTCGAAGAAACGGAGAAGGTGGGGCGATCCAAAGCTCGGACTGCTTTCAACTTTACGTGCCTCCCTCCCAACACAAATCCGGAAAAAATCGGTGCTCAAATCAAAGATGCGTTGGAAAAGGGCAAACTAGATGGAATATCCTCAGTCGTTGATCTATCTGATCTCTCCGGGGACTGTATCCAAGTTATTGCAAAGCCCGGAACCGACACCAATCGCCTGCGGCAATTACTATATAACTGCACAGACTTGGAATCTACATATTCAGCGCGGCTCCTGGTTGTGGACGGGACTCGACCCATCGAACTCAGTCCAAGTGAACTTATTACGAAATGGAAAGCATGGCGGTTGGATCGGTTGGGTATCCAGTTTGCGTTCGAGTGTGACCTAAAATCTAAAAGATTGGAGATTGTTATGGGCCTCCTCAAGGCCATTGACAAGCTGGATGCTGTTATCAAGGTAATCCGTGCCGCAGCATCGCCCAAAGAAGCCCTAATCGAACTCGTTGGCAATCGCAATCTCAAGTTCACAACGGAACAAGCCAGGGCAATCCTGGAAATGAAACTCCGGTCCCTAACCAATCTAGACTCAGAGGAGTTGTCTTCCGAACAAAGTACCCTGGAACAACGACTCAAAGAGCTAGAGACTCTGATCAAGGATCCCGTTGCCCGAACCAACTACATGCTGAAGGAGGTGAAAGCAATAGGAAAGAAATTTGGGTATAACCGCCGCAGCTCCCTAATTGACTTACCTCCGGAAGTTACCGTTGGAAAAACATCCGTGCGGCAGGCGGCAGCGGCAAAACCCCGCTTCTTGCTGGTTGATAAAACCAAAGGCATAGTCACACAGGCAAAGGGTCCCCGTGGCGCCTTAGTTCTAGAACCCTCAGAAAAACTCGTTACATTGACTCAAGATGGTACCATCAAAAAAGTTGCCTCTAACTACAAGGGTACTCTTGGAAATGGATACTCTCTTGTACTATTGGCAAAGAAGGAAGCCGATATTATCTCGCGCAAGTACCTACTTGTATTTACACTCGAAGAGACGCTTAAGGCTATGGTCATCTCCGGTGAGGACCTTACTAAGGTAACGTCCAAAGGGAAGGCAATCCTCCCTGAAGGGTCCCAAATTGTACATTTTGGGGAAGATTCCTACACAGTTCAATGGATTTCCTCAAGGAAAAAATCAACTTTGCTCGATTTATCGGTAAAGCAAGGGAAACCAGGCGGTAAAGGCATAAAAATAGGCAATCTAACTGACATCAACAAACTACCTTGAGGTAAAACTCACTAACATGGAGAAATCGCATGATCTCGACGGAAACTCGTCTCCGCCTTGAGGATATCTGCGCCAGAATCGAAAACGGGCTCAATGTCTCTTTTGAGGAGATTACATGGGCTCAAAAATGGGGAGATCACAACAGAGTAGCAAAGAGAATGCTAAACCAAGCGAGAAGAATATCCTCGCAGGGAAAGCCCGAACCGGGCACCATGGACGAGTTCCTAAACAACCTCGACATTGGAGACCCAGACCCGTCCAATCACCTTATTGGCCCCCAAGACCCAATCGACCTTGCAAACTGGTTCATGCGCGACCAGGACACCGATTGGCGCCAACACGACTGAGACCACCGCCGGGTAAAACCAGTCAGGCGTTTACCTTGCCACCGGTCAGACTATAATGCCTTCAGTGGAGAGACATTTTGGAACTCGTTTATCCCGTTCACCGTCTACTTGCAAACCCCCGGATTTTCTTTGCCATTGCGAACTATCTCGATGGTCCGGATGCCCTAACACTAAAAGATGCTGTCCTCGACCTACTGGAATATCACTTCATTGACGAAGAAGACCCCGAAGATTGCGAGTTTGATGCAACAGAAGTTGCCTTCCGCATCTCAGAAGAAGATGGAACCGTCAACATTGTGCTAAATACTGGACTTGCGTCCGTTCTCCAACCCGTGGATGGGGAGATGAGAGCTTCAATCTCCAATGACCACGAGATGGCTGCTACAAGTGCCATCTATCAGCGAATTGTAGCCGCTATCGAAGAGTCCAACCCAGAGTTTTCGGGCAACATTGCCCTCTGCTCTCCCCCTCATCCCGGCAACCAATACTTGCGCTCAAACGATGGTGAGCGTTTCGAGGGTGAGTTTCACCTTCTGACTGACCCAGACAGGCAATTTGCCTTCACCGTAGACATTGTTGACGTACAACGAGACATTCTACGGGCAACCTACCGACCAATCTCCTAAGAAACTCCCATGATGGATAATATCGTGCTGGCAACGAACAGCATTCGGTCCTCTGTTGGCGGCCTAAAGCGAAAGCTCTCCAGCCTGAGGGTTCAAGTTGAGGCGTTTGACGCCGAACTTGAGAAAATCGACCAAAAATTCGACGTTTTACTCACTCAAGCCGATATCTACAAGTCCAAGCTCCAACGTGAGATGGGTCGTGAAGTCCGTCGTCTCGAAAAAGAGCTGGCACTCCTTCGCAAAAACCCTATTACCTCCCAATCTAACAACTTTGTCTCCCTGAGTGAACTCAGGATTGCATCCACAGTAGGCATTTTTGACTCTTTGCTACGTCATATTTGCGTAGATGCGGAAGATTTCCGTATGGCATCCGAATCTTTCCTTTTTCCGGCAATATACGAACGTGTAGTGCTTGGAACTGAGGAAGCATATTTCCTTGACGAAATACCATCCTCAATGTACCTGATTGTGCAACGTGGGAGGGAGCATGTAAAGTGGGTACGAGACGAATACTACACACACATTACCAATCCTGAAACCTGGCAATCTGCAACACCAATCATATCAGACTGGTGGCGTAATGATGCACTGCCTCTCTTGTACGGTGCCCGTGATGAGCAGTGGGACATTGATGAACCTCTCTCACTACAGGAAATGATGGTTTGGCGTGATAGTCCTGCCGACCGCCCTCTCCAGTTTTCCGCAGCATTCGACGCATTTGAAATTTACGCAAAGCACAAGGATGCTATATTTGAGACAAGTGGAATAAAGGATTTTGAAATGAAGAACTTTACATTGAAAACACAATGAGAGAAACGTTCGGAGATAAAGATCTTCGGGAGAAAATGCTAAATGACCCCCTAATGAGGGGTCAGTGGGAAAAATCCCCCACAGTTCATGCACTTGATCCTGTAGATCACCTAATTGCTAAAGTTGGCATTGGCATTGTTGACACGGTTGAACGATACTACCGTCGATACACTGAAAAACCCAATGAGGCAAATGCCCGGGCCTACTGCCTCTGGCGTCTCCGCCTTCATCGCCGCCTCAGAAATGACCGTGCCCTCCTTGAAGAAATAGATGAGGCTCGCAATCTTGGTCTCTTTGATAGCACTCCGGGGAAACTCTGTTGGGATTGCGAGTTTTAGGGTAAAACCGAGTAACTCCTCAACCATAAAGCGCCATGATCCCAAGGTCTGCAAAAATGGCTGCCTACATAAAAAGCACACTAACTGCACCTCAATACGCAGAATACGGCAACATTATTTCCCAACCCAACCTCAACGGTTGGACCAATCAATCCTCCGGTTACTTCACGGAACTACCCCCCAACGCCTATGGCGTTTACCCTGGAGCTCCCAATAACTTTGAGTTCATCGTTCACTCATTCAAGCCTCCCACTGGTCCAGTTGCATCTATCAGCTTCCCTCCTCCACTCGGATATAACTACACTAATGGCACCTACACCGGCGTTGCAACAGTAACCGGCACATTTGGTTCAGGCGCCACTCTAAATATTGTGGTTTCCGGTGGCCAGGTACAATCTGCAGTTATCAATAACCCCGGTACCAACTATCGTCCAGGAAGCACCTTGGCAGTTGCTGGCGGAGCCATCGGACCTGGCACCGGATTTTTCGTAATTATTGGATCTGTGTCTCCCGTCTCTCCAAATGGCAACCCCTACTGGTCACAACGACCTGTAATGCACCCTGGGTCCACTGGTGGCAACGGTTTGCCCCCCTTCTCCGGATTTATCTATCCGGTTCGTGACAGTGCTGTAGCACCTCCAATCGGAACCCTCTGATAGTTGGTTTACTCCAGGTAAACCCCCCTATACTACACCATCACAACTCATCGTTCTATGAAACTAACAGAACTCGGATACCCTGTCGTGAACGAAGATATTCATGACAGGTTATTTGGTATGGAAACCCCTAACCAAATGAATAAAATTCAGGTGCAGAAGGCCAAAGGTCTTCTCAAGGAGTTCAACATTGCCACACCTGTAGATTATCCTGCCAACCTCTATGATGGCCCCCTTCCCCTCCCTAAACTAAACGGTAGCAACCTGGGAGAACACTTTGAGAACATAGCCACAGAGCAAGTTGGACAATACAAAGAGTGGGCAGACGAGTTTGCAAACGCCAAGCTCCCACAACTGCCGAGTCCGTCCGAGTTTGTATTCAAGTCAGGTTGGCACCGATACGAGAAACAAGGTAAAACCTGGAAGATTGAGAAAGTTCCGTATCCTCTGGAAGAAGCATTCACGTTCGATACTGAGACTTTTGTTACTGGTGGTGCGTTTCCGATTATTGGCACTGCGCTATCTGCCAAGGCGGCTTACATTTGGTTGGCTGCTGAGTTGGTTGACCCAGACCTGCCACAAGATAAGTGGGAGCAGTACGGGTTGATTCCGGTTGGTACCGGTAGGTTTATTGCAGGGCACAATATCTCCTATGACCGTGTTCGTGCTCGTGAAGGTTACTCCCTTGATAATACTCGCCCCGAAAACTTTTACTTCGACACTCTTTCTGCTCATATTGGTGTTTCCGGTCTTGCTGGGGGCCAGCGTTGGCTTTACGTACTTGCTGGGAAGGATCCAGAGGATCTTACACCTGAAGAGAAAAGGAAATTGAGATATGCCCCCAAGTGGTTAGATGAAGGTGCAACCAACTCTCTTGTTGCCACATACAACTTCCACGTTGCTGCGGTACGCAAGTTCTTCGGCGAAGATGTAACCGAACTAGGATCCACTGATAAGGAAATTCGAGACATCTTTGTAAAGGCCACCGAGATGTCTCAAATCAACCGGTTGCTGACAGATGCGCTTGACTATGCTGTCAAGGATGCGTTCTATACGGCAGAGTTATTCCAAGCCCTGTGGCCCAAGTATCTGGATGCCACCCCAAGCATGGTAGCACTGTGCGGACACTACCATTTGAATGGTAGCATTGTTCCTCTTGTTCCTGACTGGCAGGAGTGGATTGCCGGAGTTGAAGATACCTTTGATAAGCACAACAAGGAGATGACCAAGTTATGCCAAGATTTAGTGTGGCAGTACTACGATGAGTGGCGTGAGTTGTATTTTGCTGAACCCGGTATGGCCGAGTCGTGGGTTGCTAAGGATCCCTGGATGAGCCAGTTGGATTGGGAAGTAAAGACCCTCAAGGGGAAATACGCCTGTGTCCCAACCTGGATGCGTCCTTTCATAAAGGACCCCGAAACCCACATCGGTGTAAAATCCAATCTGTCACACCTTTTGTTGAAGCTCCAGTGGGAAAACTCCCCAATGGTCTTTACCAAGGACCAGGGGTGGTGCTTCCATAACGCTGAAGGGTTCCTGGAGAAAATCCCACACCCGAAAGGTGCTGGTGATAATGTCGGTGGTGTCCTATCCAAGGACTTTGTTGACGATATGGCAGCGGGTCGTCTGCGGAGTGACCTACCTGAGGCAAAGCGGGCCTTGGAAATTGCAAATTCGGTAAGTTATTGGACTTCCGTTCGCAAGCGGGTAATGGATAGAATTTTTCTCCCAGTTGCTAACCCCCACGGGGAAGATGCTCTGGTTACCCTCCCTGAGATTCTGTGCCACGGTACTGTAACTCGACGCACCGTGGAATCCCTGATGGTGACAATGTGCTCCACTAAAAACTGGCGCATTGGCACTGAGTTGAAATCACGAGTACAAGCCCCAGATGGTTGGAAAATTGTTGGTGCTGACTTTGATGGTCAGGAAATGCAGATTGCTGCTATCTATAGCGATAAGTGGGAAGGCGGGCACGTTGGGTGCTCTCCGTTTGGTTACAATGTACTATCCGGAAGCAAGGAAGCAGGTACAGACCCACACTCTGCACTTGCCAAGTTGGCTGGGGTAGATCGGGACACTGCCAAGATTGCCGGGTTTGCCGTTCTTTACGGTGCCGGTGTTCGTGCAGTTCAAACCTACATTCGCCGTAAATACCCCGAAAAGTCGGAAGCAGAAGTGAAGAACTTCGCCTTCAAGATTCTAGAAAGTAAGAAAGGTAAGCAGCGCAACGGTTTGTACGAGGGGGGTTCTGACTCCGGTTGCTTCAACTTCATGGAAGAGATTGCTATGCGGTCCCGTATCCCTCAACTCCCCTGTCTGGGTACGAAAATCTCAACTGCAATGAGACCTGCTGCGGTTGGCACTGATTTCAAAACCGGGCGAGTAAACTGGACCATTCAATCCTCCGGGGCAGAGATTCTATCAATCATGCTCACTGCGGTCCATTGGTTAGCAGCGGAGTACCGTATTCCCTGCCGATTCGTGCTTAGTATCCACGATGAGATCTGGTTCATGACACCTGACCGGTATGCCGAGCAGTTTGCCGTCTTGTTTCAGATCGCCCATATGTATACCTGGTCCCTCTTTCATTCAGCAGTGGGAATCCCCGACCTCCCACTTTCCCGTGCCTACTTCTCTTCTGTGGCGATTGACAACCGTTTACGGAAATCCCCCAACGAAAAGACTGTAACCCTATCCAACCCAAAAGGTGAAACGGAACCTCCCGGAGTTGAACACTCAATGATGGAACTATCCGAGATAGGTGCCATCGACAAACTCAAAGTTCGCTACGAAGCCATTCAAAAAGGAATCATCTAATGCAGAAAAAGAAAAAGTCCCGAGTAGAAACAGTTGGAGTGCAAATGTTTACCGGAGTGGTAGATACATTCTACCTGACGGTTCCCTACGATAAAAAGAATAGGATTATCCCATCTTCGGTGGAATGTGCATATAACGCACGTTACTTCAACTTCCAAGAAACCGTAAACATGCTACGTTCTCTCTGATGTCCTTCCCCCTTCCAGCAGACCCCGAATATCGAAGACTTGTAGTCCTATTCTGGATCGACGACATCGACGACCGACTAGCAATCAATCAAGTACAAGACGCGGAAAAAAGCTGGAAGATTGCTCAAGATATCTACCTCAGCCTTCCTCCCGGAGAAGGCAATGAGGAAATCGAATCCGCCCTTATGCTCGCAAGGGTAAAACTCAACAAACGCTCATCAAAACTATGAGAACCATTTCAAACGACGGCAGCCAACCTCCTGCTGCTTCAGAACCTAAAAAATCCACTAAAACGCCAATGGCCAACACATACACGACTAAAATCTCCGATGGTCGGGAAATCGTTATCCGTGAAATGACGGGACGAGACCTGGTCTATATGGAAAAGGACCTAACCAAAGCAGGTGACGTTGAAAAAGGCATGAGGATTATCGAGCGATTGATTGTAGGTGATGATAAAATTACCTACGACGAAATCCTTGACCTTGGTGTCCGTGACTTCAAGAAACTCAGTAACTTGGTAGCAGAAGCCAGCGGTGCTGACGACGAAGAAGACCCAAACTAACGGTAGAGGACTTAGAGGATTTTACTTACCTAGTTCATGTCGATGGGGTTACATTCCACCTTCGGGAGATTACCCCCAAAGACTTCTATTTTGCTCAAATTATTCGTCAGCAAAAACGAAGTTTATTTGAGATAATAGAAAGACTAATCCTCAATATTGAAGTCCTCGATAATTCCACCATCCGTCAAAACCGGGCAATGATAAGTTGGGCAGGAAGCACCTTACTTGAAGAAAATGTTTTAACCGTTGAAAATTGGTTAGAAGTTGCTTACCACTTGTGCAAACAACGATGGGATCAATCCATAGACTGGCTCGAAACTCAACCAATGAGTAAGATTCACACCATGATTGATATAATAAAACACCATGTCTCTGAGCAAGAAAAAGCTCAGAAAGCTGCTGCCCGGAAAAGGTAAATGATTAAATTCAAAGTAACAGGCAACGGCCTCATACCCATGAACCTAAGGTGGTGGAAACCTACCAAAGAGGACTGGACTCCCGTTCTCCTGGATGACCACCCTGCTTTCTGGAAGAAGCAAGTAGACCCGACCACTCAACAACCTTGGCAAAAACTAACTAGCCGCTACAATGCTTGGAAAGAGCAGAATTACCCCGGGGAACCCATCCTCCGTCGTACGGGTCTGATGCAAGATGCCTCTTACATTAAAACCCGGGGTGATAAGTTCCTAGTTACATCCACCCATTACGGAGCTTTTCATCAGTTCGGAACTTCTAAAATGGTCGCAAGGCCCTGGATGGGTGTTCCGGACATCGCACTTGAGCAAATAGTTCCGATATCCTGGAAAAACATTCTCTCTCGCAAACGTTAATTATGACAACACGCAAACGCACACGTAACACACCGGACCCCACTGAGGTTGAAGAAATTACCCCAGTGGTGGAAGAAACTGTGGAAGCCACCTCTGAAGTGGAAGATACCGTAGAACCGGAAGTGACGGTGGAAGAAACTCTCACTGAAGTGGTTGCTGAAGAAGTACCCACCGGCAAGGAACCTAAGGTTGTAGAACTCAAGGACGAAACTGCCGAAAACACTCTGAAGGAAGCCCAAGCCCCTGAAATCATTCAAGATCAAATCCGTAGTAAACTAAACAGTCGCAAGAACGAAGAAACAACCGACCTGTTCAACCCTGGTGCCTCCTCTGCTGTTGCCAAGGCTAAAATGGAAGACCTTGCTAAGGAGCAAGGTTTCCAACTGACCCGTGGTCGTGAAATCGGTGCCCGTCTACTTGCCCGTGCTCAAGCTAACCGCCGATGACTATTTCCCTGCCCTTCCAACAACAGTTTACCTGGCGTAAACTAGGATATTTGTATTTCACAAATTCAACATCCTATCGGGAAGTGCTGGAACAAAACCCCCAGTGGAAAGTTACTGAACTACCTCCAGTGGGGGCTCAACTAAGAATTTCTTCAAATCAAATCAACACTACGGGTACAACCCAAGGCAACTTTCTACTTGGGTCCGCCGTTGACGGCAATAACCTTGCCTATTACCCGTTTGATACAGAAGAAGAATATATACTATCCTTGGTCAAGTACTCACCAAGTGCGGTGAAAAACCGTGAGGCAATCAATGGATTTACACTAGATAGTGAAGTGACCACCGTTGGCGGGTAAAAGTAAAATACGGAAACGTCGTCTGAGTTGGCCCACGGGCACCACGTAGGAATTATCCTGGCCTATACAGCTCTGCGAAAAAGCAGGAACACTTTCGTAATAAAATGGCCACTTTTTCTTTAGGAACTGCTGGGGTAGCTCCCGGGGCTCCTGGTGTATATATCAATGAGCGGGCCGGTCTTGTCGGCACCACCAACATTTCCAGCTTTAGCACCGTCTACATGCTGGTTGAGACAGAAGAGAATGTTTCTACTACTGTCTTCCCTTTCAACACCCCTACCCCTGTCACCTCACTGGCTGACTACCGGGTACTTAACCAGGGTAAGATTCCCACCTCCCGCATTCCAGCTCTTAGCTATAGTTGCGTTGAAGAGTTTTTCAACAATGCCCAAGTTGGTGACCTGCGCGTAGTCCGCGTTGGAACTCCTAACCAAATTGTAGAAGTTGAGTTCTTTCCTTCCGGTAGCAAAGTAAATACAACTGCTCTGCCTTCTGCACTGAAAGCGGGAGACGTTGTTTACAGTCAGATCATTATTAATGGTCTTAAGCTTACCAGCGGTTTGAAGGATAAATTCAACACCGAGCACCCCGGTTACACCGAGAATAGCGAGTGGTTGGGTGTTCCTGTTAAAATTCCTGTTAATTACGTTGCAGGCGATGAAGTTAACAATCGCAAGATATCTGCCGCTATTTCTACCGCTGTTGCTGCCGCTATCGAGAGCAACTCTGCTGTTCGTGCCTCTGTGTACGTTCGTGATTTTGGTCTGGTCAATGACCTCGACCCTACAAGCAACTCTCAGAACTCTTACGTAACCTTCGCGTCCACCACTTTCGGCGCCACCGTTTCTGTTGTCACCGAAGTGTCCCCCGTGGGTTCCAACTTCGTGTTCATGCAGAACACCTACGATGTCAACAATATCGTGGGTCAGCAATCGAAAATCGACCGTGTCCCCCAAGACTACACTCAGTGTATCGCCACTTCGTTCGACGGTCAGCAAGATCAGGGTTACCTGGTTACCCCTACCGCTTACGCCCAGTTTGATTCTAAAGGCCGTGCCCAAGTTGGTGCCGCCGCTGCCCTCCATTGTGAGAGTAATAACTTTAAGTGGTTAGCTCTGGCTGACCCCGGTCCTTTCCTCATCACCGATGTTAACAAGTACCAGGAGTTCACCCCTCATCAACCCGCTGCTGACCTAATCGAAGGTATGCAGTACCTGGTTGATAATGCTATTTACAAGTGGACTGGTCCCGACCGTAATTATGATCGTCTTCCTTACCAGGCGATTGTTCTTGGCGGTAGTGCTCAATCTGCTGTGAATGAGTCTGCCAGCACCGTTGGTGCTGACGTTCAAATCGGTATTCTGGACACGGGTTCTTACGACTCAGCCACTATCGCTAACTCCGTGTACGGTGTGTTCCAGATTTCCGGTTCAAACTTCTGGCCGGTTAATCTCCCCATTCAGAAAGTCACCCTGTCTAACGCTGATTCACCCACCAACCCCCTCTATGCTTACAATGGCACAGAAGTGTATGTGGTTGCACCTGCTTATAGCCCTAACCTGAATGCAACTGGAACCTACCCTCTAAATTACTTCTATCTGGCCCCCAACTCTAGCGCCGCTCAAAATATCCTTAATCAAGTAAACCTGGCTGGTGGTACCGCCGCTCTTGCTGCTGCTACTACCATACCAACCGGTGCCATTGTTGCTGCAACCGCAGGTGCTAGTTTCACCATTTCTTACGGTGACCCTAAGTGGAACTTCCCTGTTGATATCAACGGTCAGACTTCCAACTTGATTCAAAACATCACCGACAGCTCTGTTGGTGTGAATACCTTGCACCTGCCGGGTACTCTTCAAGAGCCTACCGAAACCTATCGTCTTGGTTTCGTTAGCCGTACCATTTACAATCCGTCTGTTGCCATTGGTGGTGTTTCCCCCTATGGAAATGCCGGTCCTATCGCAACCTTCTCCAACCTGGTTGGTGGTTCCGGGTATGTTGCTGCTACTTACGGGGGTGTTGCTCTCAATGGCGGTAATGGTTCATCTGCTACCGCTGATATTGTTGTTGACGCCTCCGGTGCTGTAGTCAGTGCCAACCTGGTTAACGCTGGTTCGGGATATTACGTCGGCGACGTTCTGAGTGCTGCTAACAGTGCCCTCGGTGGTACAGGTGGTGGTTTCACCGTTCAAGTTGCGACTGTCTCCGGACAGACTGTCAACCAATACTCGGGTGCTCTCAAGTTCAACGTTATTCGTCACGGTCTTACCAGTGGTCAAAAACTGTACTTCACTCAACCGATTACCGTCAACGGTACAGACGTTGTTAAGAAGACGACCACAAATGCCAGCAACCCTTACTGGGCCACAGTCATTGATGCGAATACTTTCGTCATCTCCAACTCTCTGGCCAACTATACCTCTGCAGGTTACGTTAAGTTTGTAAATGGGACATATGCCCCCCTACCTACTATCTTCTATACAGATATTTTGGTTGGTGGCACCACTGATACAACTCTTCAAGATGTTGGTCAGTTCCCTGTGATTCGGGCTCGTAAGTACGCTTTCGACTCCAGCAACATTTTCAACCAAGCTTCCAGTTCTGCTGTTGCACCTGCCTTTGCCGCTGGCGCTCCCATTCAAAACATCTACATCAACACCAGTGCTCGGGTTCTCGGTAGCTCGTTAATCTCCCCCTACGGTGAAGATTACACTACCGCTGTTTACCTCCCTAAACTAAGTCTCCCTAACCCTACAGTCAATCCTGTTGCAGACATCAACAACGCTTATTGCGTTCCTACGGTAGACCAAGAGTACCAACCCGAAGCCTTCCTGGTTCCATCCATTGGGCTTCTCGGTTCCGGTTACTATAACCCCTCCATTACAGGTACCTCCGGTCCCTTGGTTCTCGGAGCTGTTGCTGGCGGTAGCATCACTGGTGGTGCCGGTTATGCTAACGGTACTTATACCGGTGTCTACCTAACCGGTGGCACGGGCCGTAACGCCATTGCAACAATCACCGTTGCTGGTAACACCGTTACCGCAGTTACAATCACTTCTGGTGGTTGGGGTTACACAGTTGCCGACATTCTGACGGCTCCTGATGCCATCCTTGGTGGTGGTGGTGGAACATTCTCCATCAACGTTGCCGCCATCGTTGCGACAGCGGGCAATGGTGCAACAGTTGGTGTTCCAGTTACCTACGGTGTTGCCGCTGGTATTGTTTCCGGTAGCTCCAAGAACTCCCTACAAGCAGCTCTGCTTGCCGGTGCTATCACTGGCGTTCAATTCGAGGTTCAAACTGCGGGTGGTTTTGCTCCCGACGGTACAACTCCTGTTTCGGTTGGCGATTTTTTCTACGCCGCTTATGACGGAAGCAAATACAGCTGGAAGGTTATCCCGTCTTTGGCTACCGGTGGAGACTTATCCACAGGTGAGTTGGTCTTGTTCGACTCACAACTCGAAATGACCTTCTCCGCTGAGGAAATGCCCCCCGCCGCTCTGTGGCGCTTCGATGCCATCACCTCTACCGAAATCATTGACCTTGCCCTCCGGGGTGTTGGCAATGGTGGCGTTCCTGAGGCTGTATTCATTGACTCCGGTGTTGACAATGTCAATCGCCTGCTGGAAGATAGCCAACGTTACTCCAATCCTTTCGGATTTATCGCCTACTACGGGCCTTATATCCAGAATGGTGCTGGAGTATGGATTCCGCCCTCACCTTATGTGACCGGTGTAGCCGTTCGTCGTTATCGCTCTGAAGGTTACCAGTTCCCACCTGCTGGCGTCAAGTACGTGCTTGCAGATGCTAATGCAACTCAGATTTCAATCAACTCGGCTCAGCAAAACCTCCTCAATCCCAAGGGTTGCAACGCAATCCGCACCCTGCCTGGTTATCCCCAGACATCAGTGTATATTTGGGGTGGACGTACCCGTGTAAACTCTGCCGATGCTCAACAGAAACTGTACCAGTTTGTGAACACTCGTGTTATCATGAACGTGGTTTATGGTTCGTTGCGTCGTGCCTTCGACAGTCAAATCTTCAACGTTATTGATGGTTTTGGTATTGTATTCAACCAGATTGTCTCGGTTGGAAACAGTGTTCTCAACCAACTCTACGTGAAGGGCGCACTGTTTGGTGCTCGTCCGTCAGATGCCTTCCAAGTCATCTGCGACCGTCGCATCAACAGCAACGATGATTTGGAAAACGGTATCGTTAATGCCAAGGTGTTTGTGACTCCTGTTCCTACTTTGGAACGCATCCAAATCGACCTCATTCGCGTTGCCATCGGCAACATGCAGAATGAGTTAAGTGCTCAAGGTCTGGGAACTAATAATTCCTGATGATAATAGGGAGTCAAATGTACCGGGATCTAAACCTACGATTACCCGACTCCCTTCTTCTTCAACTTGAAAGACAAGCAGAACAGCAGGGTGTTTCTTTGGAGACACTCTGCACTTCTCTTCTTTCCGGGGAAAACGACGAAGGCGGTCTTGTAGATCCAAACTATTACCAGTCAATAAATCTCGATGTTTTACGCAAAGAGGTTAGAAAAGTTATCGAGAGTAATCTCTCCCGCGAAGAAGTAAAAAAGAGAGTTGCAGCTCTCGAATTTCAAATTTCCCGTAGGTATATCCGATGAGTGAACCGAAAATCTTATCGGCATCCATTAGAGGGATTAGTTATCCCCTGACAGTGGATAATGGAAATCTTGCAACTAGCACAGACTATGCACTCATAACTCAACAAATCCGGAGTGTTGTTGAAACTAGGTACTATGAGAGAGTTATGATTGCTGACTACGGGATTGGAGACTATGTGCTTGAGATTCTTGACCCCGGGCAAATTAACTCAGCAATCCAATACTCCATATTACAAAATGTTGACGGTCTAACTGAACTAAGTGTATCTGGAGACTGGCGCACTGGGGGTGACGATGGTTTATATACCGTATACATCCTGTACTCTATAAACGGTGTTCCTCAAGCTCCTTTGAATTTCACCCTGGCCAACTAACCGGGTAAAACTAACCAACTAAGCCACAGCGAGAGACTTTGGATGGCGTCACGCTTTAAGACAGCACCAGTTCCATCAGGGGAAGTCGCAAGGTATACGAGCGACCCGTATAATTTATCGTCCATATACATGTTCGGTAGTTCCTCCCCCTTTACTGGGCAGGGGAATACAATCGTTCGTCCAAACGACGACCTTCTTATTCAAAAGGGCGGCAACCGTGCCCTTATCGTATATCAGCGATTGCTTTACGACGAGCAAGTGCAATCCTGCTTCCGCAAGTTGCTGCAAGAAGTAACATCTAGACCGTGGTATATTCAGCAATATTCAGATAAACCTGGGGATATGGCTGTCCGGGACTTCGTGGCAGAAGTTCTAGAGGAAATGCCCCTAGATGATATCTATGTAGGTATGGCTGAGGCCATGATTACTGGTTTCTCCGTTGGGGAAATCATGTGGAAGAAAACAAAACGAGGGGTCATCCCGTTTGATGTGCGTATGCGTGACCAACGCAGGTTTGTTTTCCAGGAAGAGGAAGATGCCGCCAATGGTTTCACAATGCGTTGCTTGACCTTCAACCGGATGTTTGAAGGTGTGGAACTTCCTCAAAGAAAATTTATTGTAAGTCGTTATTGGGTATCTCACAATGGTGACCCGTATGGTTCTGCTCTGGGTCGGATTCTTTACCCTCTTGTTAAGTTTAGGCGTCGTGCAATCGAATCATATGTCCTCTACGGCGACCGTTACGCGACGCCGACTGCTGTTGCTAAAGCACCCCTCTCAGCAAGTACTAGAGAACTGGATACGCTCTACGGTCACCTTTCCAATTTGAGTCAAGAAACGGCAATGATTTTGCCGGAAGGTTATGAATTGGAGTTTGTGGTTCCCTCCGGTTCTCCAGAAGTTTTCAAAAATCTTATCGAATACATTGACAAAGAAATTTCTCTAGTTATTTGCGGGGAGAATGAAGCGGGCCAAGCCGAAGCAGGTTCCCGTGCATCCTCCCAAGTAGCAAACACGGTGCGTGTAGTCCGAGCAAGTGAACTCTCCGAAGCAATCTCCCACACATTGACCCAAACACTGATTCGTTGGATTGTTGATTTGAACTTTGGTACAGATGTTGCTTCCCCCTCACTGACACGGGAGTTTCGCATCGAAGAATCCTCAATCTCCGTACCTGACCTTTCTCTCCTCATTCAATCTGGATACACTCCTCGTAAGGAATGGATTGAGCGTCATTTCCGTGTTGAGTTGGAAGAAAAAGGTCCCGAAGGTACAGCGGCTGAGGAAGAAAGTACAACTTTTGATGCCAAAAAAGACCAAGATATTTTTGGGGATATATTCGGTGGTGGTGGCACCGACCCTAATGCCCCTGGTGCTCCAACTGGGCAATCTGCTGCTGAAGGCGAAATGGCAAAAGCTGGTGCAGAGATGAAGATGCCTGCCGGGGCAACCCCTGAGGAGTCTCAGTCGGATGCTATCGGGGAACCTTCTCTTGGAGACCAAACTGCTGCAATCACCGGTAAGTCCGGACCCGCTGCCGGAGCTACTCCCGAGGAATCTCAATCTGACACAGAGATGTCGGATGAGGAGATTGCGGACTTGCTAAACATGGGCGACGAACAACAACCACAGAAACCATTTGGTAATGAGAAGATTACCGAAGACCAAGCAGTTGAGATGAATAA